CTCTATTAAACCCTATGATATAGTATTAACTTACCTATCAGATAATACCTATGTTGAATCTAGAGTATTAAGTTCATCTATATCTGCTAGTTTACTACAGTTATATTTAGATAATACCTTATCTAATCTGTATGCTAGTAATTTACAATCTAGTTCATATCAACGCTTTTTAATATTAAAACGTGTTGAAGATGAAACAAATGCTCACCTAACCTTTAGAAAAAGACCAGGTAAAACATCGTATGGTTTTACAATACCATCAAACATTGCTACTAATTTCTTAGATAATATTGATACAATAACTAAAGAAGTAAAACAAAAATTATTGGCTGATCAACAGGGAATCACATCATAAATTTAAATTTTTAATATATTTATAATATATACAATAAACGAATATGGCAATTTTAAATCCTACAACAATTACTGTAGATGCAATATTAACCAAAAAAGGACGTGAATTATTAGCACGTAATGATGGTTCATTCAAAATTACACAATTTGCATTAGCTGATGATGAAATCGATTATACCTTATATAATCCAACTCACCCATCTGGTTCTGCATTTTATGGTGAAGCAATTGAAAATGTTCCTGTATTAGAAGCATTTCCTGATGATTCACAAATAATGCGCTACAAACTTGTAACATTGCCTCGTGGTACTTCTAAGTTACCTGTTATTAATCTTGGATACAATAGTATTTCACTTAAACAAGGTGCTTCATTAACAATTACTCCACAAACACTTAATTATTTAGGTGCTACAAGTACATTTGAAGCTAATGGATATGTTGCTACAATTGCTGATTCTCGTCTAGTATCTACATTCACTGGAACTGGCATTACAACATCAACACCAATTTCAGGCCTAAATACAACTACAGGAACTGTATTATCAGTAACACAAGTTGGTACTTCATTTACAATTACAGGCACAACAATTAATACTTTATTTGGATCTAGTTTAACACAATTAGCTACTACTATTACTGTAATTGGTAGAGATAGTGGTGCTAGAATTACTATTCCTCTTAATATTTTAAAAGTATCAACACTTTAATATAATATAAACTATGTCATTTTCAAGATATAATACAGAAGACCAAGTAGTAAGCTCAGAAACAGTAGTACGTGGAGCCTGGAGTGGAGATAGTTCTCAATTAGGAGCAGGTCAATTTTATACATCTAGTACTTATACTGAATATTATCTAAATGTATATAATTCTTCTACTACTGAATCTATACAATTTTCTATCCAATATGGTAATTTACAAGGATCAGGATCAAAATTAATTAATAATAATGTTCCTGGGTATACTCCTTCTCGTGTTATTTATGGAGAATATAGAAATTTAGTTTATGGAACTGAAGCTACCAATTTTAGCTTTGATAATAGTTCTACAACAGCAAATCAAATTTATGTAATTAATGTAGCTCGTGCTCGATATAAAGAATCTTTATTACCTGGTTCTTTTGTTTTAAATCTTCAATCCCCTAGTGCTAGTGTTACTAATTCTATTACATTAGTAGATGATAGTACTACTACAAATCTAACTCGTTATATTGGAGAAAATAGAGTATATTATATTGTTAGTGGAAGTACAGCAGGTGTACCTTTAACTTCTACTACTTCTTCCTATTATGGAATGATGTTTCCTGATCTAAATATAATTGTGTTAAATGCAACATCAGGTTCATCTACTTCCCTTCTCCCATATCTTACCTCTTCAGTTAATGTAAGCCAAATAACAGCCTCGGCTGCTAATAATAGCTTATTATTATGGAGATCTATTAGCAGCGGATCTTTATTTAAACTACAATCAGAAGAAACAGTGTCATCAACCTATTTCTTCACACGTGTAAAAAACAGTGAGTTTAACTATACAACTAATCCGTCCATTATAGATGATAATGGTAATTTATTATATACTACTTTAATTAACAATCCACAAACATACATTACATCAGTAGGTATGTATAATGATAATAATGAATTATTAGCTGTAGCTAAATTAAGTAGACCATTAACAAAAGACTTTACAAAAGAAGCCCTAATTAGAATCAAACTAGACTATTAATGCATGTCTTCATTCAAAAAGCTAAGCAAATCAGACGTGTCAGTTGTACAATACCCTGCTAATAAGCAGTGGAATATTGCTTCTTCTTCTTTTTCTAGTTATTTAAAAATATATCAAGGTTCCAATATTACCGGTGCTTTTTCAACTAGTGAAACTACTACTGCTGATAATCAATATCAAAGATTAATATACTCTCAAATAAATCAATTATATTATCAAACCTATATTTCTCCCCTAAACACATCTTCACTAGCAAATTCAATATACTATGAATCTGCTTCTCAGCAACGCCCAACTGCTTCTTATTTTATATATAATGATAAAAAAGAATTAATAAAAAATTATCCAACAGGAGTAAATGAAACTGTTCAAGTAATATCTGTTAATCAAAATGTATATGGTAATAAAATATTACCTACTACTTTTATTATGTCTTCTTCTGTTTATTTTATTGTTGATGACGGATACGGTAATCTTGTAGATTTAAGAGGAGATATAGATAGATATATTAATATTAATTATTTTGATTATGAAGGTTATTTTGTTGAAAATGTAGTAACTCCTGAAAATTATATAGGGAATATATTTTATGCTCAAGGATTAGCTGTTATAACAAATCAAGAATTATCAACAGCTCCTGAAACAAATGGCTGGCAAATTTCTTTTAAAAATGAACATACTATTTATGAACATGAAGTGCGTTGTTTAGTAAAAGAAAGTGATTTTAATTTATCTTACAACCCATCACTTATAACAGGCAGCTACACAGGTAGTGTTTTAAGAGACTTTGCTACTGGTTCTGATTTTTATACTTATGCTACTGCTTTAGGATTATACAATGATAATAATGAATTATTAGCTGTAGCTAAATTTGGTAAACCCATGTTAATGTCTCCTGACACTGACATGACTTTTGTTGTGAAATATGATACCTAAATGGAAAAGTTGGGACACACCTAATCCCGAAAAATATTATGGTTTTGTTTATAAAATTACCAATCTAAAAACAGGTAAATTTTATATTGGTAAAAAAGTATTTTGGAATAATAAAAAACACAAACTCACCAAAAAACAGTTAGCTGAACAAACAGGCCCAGGCCGTAAACCAACTCACGAAGTAATTCGTACTGAAAGTAATTGGCAAAAATATTGGGGCTCAAATAAACAATTACTTGCTGATATTAAAGAACACGGTGAGGAAAATTTTGAGCGTTGGGTTTTAATACAATGCAAAACCAAAAAAGCATTAACATATTACGAAATGCATTTCCAGTGTAAAGAAGAAGTTTTAATTGGAAAGGACAGATCATATAACGATAATATATTAGGTAAATTCTTTACTAAAGACTTGTTGTAGGCAAAGTTATTTCGTATATTGAGGTTATGGATAATACAGCTCTCCTATTTTTAGTGGAATCCGTACTAGGCAAAGGACAATCTACAAGCAAAGGTAACTATGCTTTTAAATGTCCCTTCTGCACCCACCATAAAAACAAAATGGAAATTAACTTACGTACTACTGAAAAACGTGAGAATTTTTGGCATTGTTGGGTGTGTGGTGCTAAAGGTAAATCGTTGCTTTCATTATTTAAGAAAATTAAAGCACCACAAAATAAAATTGCTGAATTAAATATTTTAATAGTCCCTAACAAGAAAGAAATTAGTATATCTTCAGATATACTTGAACTTCCTAAAGAATTTATATCTTTTTCAAATATAACTGAAGATAGAATTATACAAATTGAAGCAAAACATGCTTTGAAATTCCTTAAAAAACGTGGTATAACACAAAACGATATTATAAAATATAATATTGGTTTTTGTAAAGAAGGTAAATATGAAGGTCGTGTTATTATACCTTCATACGATGCTAACACTAAATTAAATTATTTTATAGCACGTGACTATAAAGAAACATCATCACAAAAATATAAAAATCCTCCTGCATCCGCTAAAGATGTTATCGGGTGGGAGTTATTTATAAATTGGGATGCACCAATTATTCTTGTTGAAGGAATATTTGATGCTCTCACTATTAAACGAAATGTTA